ATATGTCGTCGATCGTCGTCATTGAGGAGCCGTCTTCCGACACTTCAAGGCGCTGGTTCATGGCAAAATAGCCGCTATCCAGCATCAGCCGCAGAAGAGCGGTCTTAATCCGCTGAATTTCAACCAGCTTCTCAGCCAGGCTCATCCCATAGAAGCGGTGCGCCTGAATAAAGGGCGTTCCCGCCGCAAGGCCAATGCGCTCAACAGGACGTTTATCAAGAATAATTCGGCAATCCGCGTCCGTCTGGATGCGGTAAAGCTGGCGCTTGCCCGAGCTGTCAAAGTCCGTGCGGAGCCAATGCTTATGCACCTCAACCTGACGCATGCGCTTGTTCTGGCCGCCGCCAACCGCATCGTTCTCCGCTGCGAGATCGCGCGCAAGTTCAATGTTTTCCTCGCCGCGGTTGTAATGGTCCGGAAGCCGGTCAACCAGGTCAGGGTCAAAGCCCTGCTCAATCAGGTCTTGAGCCCGCGGGAATGAACGGACCACGCAATATGTCGCTTCCTGAATGTTGACCGTGTCCGCTGCGACCGAGAGGTTCATCGGGTCGACGTTCGCCGCCCGGACGCATCCCATGTTGCGCGTCTGCGAGACGGTCACATTGAACAATGGCATGCCGTCAATGCTTGGCGGTAATTCCTCAATCTCTGTGGGGGTAACCCCTGACATTGCAAGCATCTGCAATTGCGCCGCCGTGACCCCTTCGTATCGCGTCTCGTTTGTCTCTTCCTTGTCTTCCCACCAGGTTTCAATGAGGCCCGTGTCTGTCAGCAAGGCGTCTTTGAAAGCCGTGTAAAGCAAGCGCCAGCCGGGCAGTTTCCGGAACGCAAGGTAATTGACGTATTCAGTCTCCTGCTTGGCCCCTTCCTCGTCTTCCTGGCCGGACGCTATGAAGGTCGCAACGTCCTCGCCGCCAGTAAAGATTTCCATGAGATCCGGCATAACCGTCTCAATCGCGTCGGCAATCTCGCTTGACGTTGCCTGTGAGCGATTTTGCAGGTTGGGCAAGTCCCACATGTCGCCCTTATAATACTTGAGCGCCGTTTCCCGCTTGTCGACCAGCTCCGAAGAGTTCTCAAACCCAACGGAATTAGCCTTTTCAGCGTGCAGGATCGACAAAAGCTCTTGGTCGGACAACATGCTAAACGGCTCCAAACCGGGGTATAGTTAATTCCCTTATCACCTTTCGGGGCTCTTCGTAAGATATCGCCATGAGGCCGAAGGCGTCCGCACCGTGCGACGACCAGTCATGATCGGGCCCCAAGCCCACTCCCCGTTTTTCGTCCCTCTTCTCATGATACCAGCCAAGCGCCGCCCGCAGCGCTTCGGTTTTGTCCTTATTAAAAAACATACGCGAAAACAAGCGCCGCGCCGTTGAAATACGCTGCATAACAATTCCAGGCGGCGAATGCACCCGTTTTGTCTCAAACTTCGCCGCTCGTAGTTGGGCCTCAAAGTCTATGCCGGTCGGATTGTCAGCGTGCGTCTGCGCCGCGTCGTGCGGAACTACACAAAAGGCCCGCTCCCAACCGCGTAACCGCAATTCTTCAAGGTAATAGCCCAGCACCTGGCCGACGCCCTCAATATAATCCAGAATGTTAATCTTCTGCCCTACAAACTGAGCAATGACGATTGCCATGGCGTCGGCTTTCTTTCCAGGTCCGCCAATGTCCCAGAACGCCCAGATGCGCAAATTCGGGTCAACCGGCACAAAATCTATGCGCCCCTCCGCGTCGGCCTCCCGCAAGGCTGAGGCGTAATAAGCGCCTGAAAGAATTGTGATATAATCCCCCTCCCATACGTGGGGATATGCGTCCGGATCGTTTTCTAAATCCCGAACCCGCTCAGCTTCCAGCACCTCAGGAAACCACGGGTTATCCCGCCAGTTGGCTTTGACGCTGACTATGTCTTTGTCGGCCCGCGCCTGAGCGTCCTTGAAGAACTTGTCCACCGGATCGCTTGCCAGCCGGGGGTTCCAGCTTGCCCAGATTTCAGAGCGATCTTTCCGGATCGTCGGGCGTAGCATCCGCCAGCTTCGATCGGAAAGCGTCTGCGCCTCCTCAATCCAAGCGACGTCAATGCCTTCCAGAGACTTGATCGTCTCCGCCGTATGGTCCTGCATCCCCTGAAACAGAATCACGCCGCCGCCTGGCGTCCCGATCTCCGTCTTCAGCGGGTTAAACAGACTGCCGACCTGTAGCGCCTGCATCTTGTCCTCAATCAGGCGCTTCGCGCTTTCGGCAAGAGACTTCTGAACTTCCCGAATGCACACCACGCGCAAACCGGGACGCGCAATCGCCGTCTCTACAATGCCCTCAGCAAAGAAATGGGATTTCCCTGAGCCGCGTCCACCTGCCGCGCCTTTGTAGCGCCGAGGTTGCAAAAGTGGCTCAAAAACCCGTGCGGTTTCAATGGCGAGGGTCGACAATGCGCCGCTCGATTTGCTGGATCACAACCGGCGCTGTGGGATCGCCTTTGATTGTCAGCGGAAGCACTTTGCCAAGCAAGCCCATGAAAGCCGTGGGGTTATTAAGCGCCTGGTCTTTGAGGTATCCGATTAAACCCTCTTTGCCGCCGGCTTCATCCGCCGCGCGCAAAATAGCTTCTTTCAGGCTCTGGGTTGTTTTGTTCCCCACGCCCTTAGGGCGTCCGGGGCTGCGGGGCGGAACGGGCTTGGGTCGCACCGGCACAAGAGGAGGTAGAATGTCCATGGTGTTATTGCGGTCCTCCCGCCTGAGCGGGAGGTTATCGCCCTTTCAAGTTGTTAAGCAGGTCTCCACCAGCAAGTAACACTTCCCTTCAGAAGCGCACCCGTGTCGCCAGATGCGGCCCAACCGTCCGCAACGTTAAGGTAAATGTTATGGCTGTCCGCAACATCAATATGCTGAGACGTGACAACAATTTTATTCGTCGCCGTGCCGTTACAGTCTGCCGCCGTCTGACCGGTAAGCAGGTTCTCAAAGGTTGCCGTGCCGCCAAGCACCGCAACCGCGCCCGAGGCTATGACCAGGCCAACGCCCACGTCCGGCGTGTCGGCGGTTATGTTGCCCTGAGTTTGCTTGATCGAAACGTCCATGTGCGTTCCAAACACATTGATTGCACCCGCCGGCAGGGTTGCAATCAGCTTACCAACCGCAAGGTTCGCGCCGCCAGCAATGGCCGGAAGCGTCGTGTCGATGGAAATCACCGTCTTATAACCTTCCGGCGTGCCGGTCGTGTAGGTGGTGCAATAGGACGGGCAACCGATGCCGGATTGCGCGTCCCGCGGCATAACATTTTGACGAGCCATGTTGTTAAACTCCTAAGCCTGCGATCAGGTCACGGTTGCGCTAAAGGGGGTCGCCTCGGTTCCGCTCGTCGTCGTGATACCGTGCACCCACCACTTGTCTGCGGCAAAGTCCACCAGCTCCACAAAGTCGCCAACCGCCTGCCCGCCCGTCGTCGTGCCGTTAAGCGTAATCGTGTCGCTGTCGATCGCGGTCGGCCAAGGCTGCGCCAGATCCGGCGTGTCGCCCGTGCTGTTTGTGATAATGTTGCCATACATCACATCATTGCCCGTCACCTTGATCAGGTGGTTTGAGGTATTGACCGCGCCGACCAAGAAGAGGAACCGCGCGCCCGAGCCCGTTGCGGCAGGGAGCGTTTGGGTAAACGCCGAGCCCGTGCCGTTCAGCACGCAAACCCGGTCGCCATGCGTTGCCGCCGTGATCGAGGTTGAGCCTGTCAGGGACACAATGCGCGCCGCAACCGCTGTATTCCGCAAGCCGATTTCAAATTCGGCGAGCGTCATCTTCTTTGAGCCGGACGTACCGGCTGACACGTCCACGACAGGGACCAGGTCGGTCGTTGTCGCGTCTGCGCCGACCAAAGCGGTCAACGCGCTGATTTTCGTTCCCATTAGGCTGCTAACTCCGTGTTCAAGTAATCACCGTTTTCCAGAATCACATCTTCCGGATCGGCTGTTTCAAGCTCGATCGAGAAGGCGCCGAGCGTGCTCGACACTTCGTCCGCGATGATGTCGCCTAACACGTAGGCCGTTACATCCCCGCTGTCTTTCGTCCCAAGGTTCAACCGGAACCGGCTGGGCGCGGTGAAATCTGTCGCCAGTGACTTGTGCGTTGACCCTGCCGCCGTGACTGCGCTGCCGAGAGTTGTCCAAGTTCCGGCTAAATCCCTTTCAATTGTAAGGGAGTTTGTTCCAGACATGGATAACACCAGGTCAAAATCATCAAGCGCGAAGAAGGGCTGAGACGTTCCTGTTGCGGTGAAAACGACTTTCAGCATGGATCACCTTTTGCGTTGCGCGCGATGATTAACGCGCGCGGTCTGTCGTGTCTAGGTCAATAGACGTCCACGGACGAAGGGCAGAACTTGTCAAGCACCATCCAGAACCTTTGTCCGTTTGCCATATATTCGCAATTCCAGGCCATGCGACCGGTCACGGTCTGCACCATTTCATGCCGCCCGGTCCACGCCGCCCTTACCGCTGCTTCCGCCGCGCCCACTGTTGCACCGCCGATTAGCAACGCGGCCAGGATCTTCTTCATTTGCTTTTAGTCCCTTTGCAGTTCCACCGATCGCGCGACAGGCGAAGGGGGGAGTTGGGGTTCGCTGCGGCTTTGGGGAAGTCACGCATCTGGCCGGCGGAGCGGGCGCAGTAAGCATCGCCCTTACTGGTGCCGGGCTTGACTCGCGGGCCGCCGTCTTTGGCCGGTCCGGCCTGCCCGTAAGAGACTTTTTTCCCGCTCGCCGTGACCTTAACGCGGGCTTTACCTTCTGCGGGGGTTGTTTTGTTTGCCATTCTTATTTCCCCTTTTTGTTTGGGGGTTTAGCCGTTTTTGCGCTCTCGCGGAATGCGGCTGCGGTTGGCGCACCCTTTGCGCCCGGCTTTCTCATCGTCTCGCCCGATCCGGCGGCGATGCGCGCCCGCTTGGCGTTGATGTTGTGATACAGGCCCGGCGGCTTCGCCATCGTCAATCCTCCAGCGGGATTTCCCAAGGACGCGGGATTTGCAGCTCATGATAATCGTGGCCGATCCATAGGTCAATTGCGACCCGTTTGGGGTTGTCAAGGACGATCGCCACGCATCGCGGCCAGGTTCTGGTTGGCTTGTAGTTCCCCGGAAAAGCGGCGGTCCACATCTCCGCGACCGCGTGCCTGGCGGCCTCCTCAATCAGGTGCTGCGCCTGCCGCCGCTTTTGCTTCCCGAGATCCAATTCCCGAATGGTTTCCGTCACATGGGCGACGATCGCCGTGATGAACTCATCGTCAATCATGTGCGGATAAAACAGGGCTTGCCAGACGTTGAGCTTAGCGACCATGGCGGGGGCTCCGGAAAGGAAGGCGGCGCCCGCTAAGCTTGGGGAAGCGGGGGGAAGCGGGCGCCGGTTTGGCCCTCGCCAGGTTGGGGCTGGCAAGGGAGTTTTAGCCTAGGCTAGGTTGCAGGTCAAGAATTGGTCTCGATCGACGCGATTTTGTGGCTAAACCAGTAATTATTCCAGCCCCCGCCGTTCGCCTTGGAAATCTCCTCAACCGTCTCGTTCACTTCCGCCACCGCCTCAACCAGCGGCTCCCCCTCAGCTTGCGATGCGGTTTGCTGAGGCTCTGACGGGGTCTCTGTAGCCAAGACGGGTTCGTCAGCTACCTCCACCGCGCCCGGGTCAACAATCGCACCAGCGATCGAGCTAGCCCCCTCCAGCGCGCGGCATGCGCTTTCAAGTTCCCAGATCTGGCAGTTCGCAGCGGCAAGCTCGGTCGTCAGGCTGGCGATCGAGGCGTTGATGTCATTGCGGAGGTGGACGGCGAGTTCGTAACGCTCGCGCAGCTCGGTCAATAGGGTCGACATGGTAATTCCTTTCTGTGGCTGTGGTTATAGTCCGTATTTCCCGCCAAGCGGGAAAGTTCGTGGCTGGGCGTGCGCCGTTCGCGTCCGGGCTTCACACTCCGGGCAGTAATTCTTGCCGATCAGCGTGTTTTGAAAGCACTGGGTGGCCTGCCCGTCGATGATGCGCCAGTATTGGCAGACCTCATTTCGCGAGTGGCGCCGCTTCCACTCAGTTGTGACGTGGTGTTTAACTTTAGGAACGTAAACCTTCAGCGAGCCGGGAACCCCAACACGCCGCTTTTCCTGGGCCAAACAACTGCTCACGTATTTCGCATCGCATCCGACTTCTTTTGCGATACGATAAACTGGAACATGAGGGTCCGCCTCATGCATCGCGATGATCTGCGCTTTTACGCTTGGCCTGCCGTATTCCTCGCTCATCGAATTGAGCTCCCCTGCACCGTGATTTGAACCCGCCCCTTCTGGATCTTGGATGACCAGTGGGCTGAAACGCCCTGACAATTCCGATCGTCGTCCGTGATCTGGCCTGCAAGCAGGTCCAGAATGGGCTTGATCCGGTTGTCGATATCGCTTGTCGCAGTCGGGCGTCCGGCCAAGATCTGCACCTCGTAAGCCCCGGATATCCGGCCCGGGCGCTGGGCCATCATCTCCACGAGCGAGCGGGCGCGCCAGCGCATATAGGCTTGCGATTTCACCCGCCCGCCACGGGCGTTATTGATAAACAGGTTATTGACTGAGGGGCAGAGATCCAGCTCCAGCACGACCGGAGCCGTCGCGTTTGTCTCCGGCACGTAATCCGGGATCGCGTAATCTCCCAATCCCGCGCGGCCCAATTTGGGTTTATCCGTCAAGGTAATTCCTCCAGTTTGAGCGCCAATGCGCGCCGGGGTTTGGTTCTTTCCTCGAGACGGTCCACCAATTCCGTCCAGGTCGGGAACCAATGCCCGCGCCAGCCGGTGACCGTGTCGCGGACAATATCGCCCGGGTAGGTTAAGCAACCGCGAATATAGATTTGGCTCATGAGATCAAAATCGGATTGGTTCCGCTGCTGGTAATTCATGGCGAGGCTTAGCGCCGTGATCCATTTCGCCACCCATTCCTTGCCCGCTGGGAGGAGAGATTGCGCGACCATTTTCTTAGCCCCTTGCAGGTCTTGCGGCCCCTCCAAACGGGACAACTTCGCCCCTATGAAAACGTCCTTCCAGGTCGAGGCGCCCGTTTTGGGGTCCACGGGGAACGTCATCCGGGTTTTCCAGGAGACCTCCAGCCCGCATGAACGCAGCCGCGAGACTAGGTCTTTCGTGTTGGCCTCCGGATCCGCTGCGACCATTGCGCGAGGCATTTCGGTTTCGGATGATCTGACCAGATCCGTTCCGGATCCAGTTCCGCCAGGTTGCACGCCAGTCGACTTTGACGCCCCGGCTTCCGCCTTGAGCGATCCAATGGTCACGGAACTTATCGGCTTCATGGTTAACCTCCTCTGCGGTCAGATATTCCCCATTGGGCGTGCGGTATTGGTAAGCCTCGTCCGCCCACTCCGTGGGCAGGGTCCAGGCCTCGGGAAGGCGTGTCCCACGAGTGGAAGAAACCTTCTTTTTAGAAGAACCTTTAGGTTCTTCTTTTTCTATCTCTGTATCTGTCTCTGTGTATGAGTATGGTATGCTTGAGGGTTGCTTAAGCATTGCTATAGCATTGCTTGGCTCGGAGCCTTGTTTTTGTTCACTTTCAGGGGGGGTATTTTTCCGCGCCCGTGCAAGTCCACCTTCGCGTCCAGTTTCACGCCGACGAACTTTTTTGGAAATAACCTGGTGAAACTCGATCGTCAGGCGGGGCTGGTGCAGGCGTCCGTGGGCGTTCTTTTCAAAGAACTCAGCGACCACCGGAGCGGCGTCTGTCTGGTATTGTTTGGCCGTCATCCTAAGCCGGGTCTGTATCCAATCCGCGTCGTTCGGGATGCTGCAATCTGACTGCCGCCAGCACTGAATCAGGAGCATGATATAAACGCCGTGCTGGCGGTAATTGAGATGCGTCGTCGCCCCGAGGTATTTTGAAGTCCAAAGCGGGAGATATGGAAGTTCGCTCATCTTTTACCCCTTCCCCGGATCTTGCGGACCGATCGCCGGAAAATATCAGGCCTCAGAACTTCTCTTGGAATGCCGATAATCTCCTCAATCTGAATTGCCCGCTCGATCGGGATCACCCCTCTGTGCTTCCAGCAGGCGACCGTTCCAACGGGTAAATCCAGCGCCCTAGCCAGTTCGGTTGTCGAACCTAGCAGCGCCTCAAAGGTTTCTTCTGAAATCCGGTTACTCAGCATCGCTCACCTCACTGTTCGGCCTGCTATCATCTTTTTTGCGCCGTGCAAACATATTTTTCACCAACCCGCTTGCAATACCGTTTGCGGCATGCAAAACATAACTATCAACCAAGGGGAAGCCACATGTCTACTCACGAAACACTTGCCGCCGCCCTCGCCGCCGCTCAGGCCGCTATGCCGCCTGTCGTCAAAGACCGCGTTGCCAAGATCGGGCCGGGTCGGGAATACCGCTATGCGGATCTTGCCACGATCCTCGCCACCGTCCGCCCTGTCCTTGGGGCTCACGGCCTCGCCCTCACCCAGCGCACTCAAATCCGGGGCGAGGCTATCATCCTCCTAACTGAGCTGCGCCATTCGTCCGGGGAAGTTCTTGACAGCGAATATCCGGTCGCTGCGATTGGCATTAAGCATCAGGACATGGGCGGCGCGCTTACCTACGCCCGCCGCTATGCCCTTTGCGGCCTTGTGGGTATTGCCGCGGAT